CCACGTCTTTTTCTCTCTCTCCTCAAAAATTAACCCTTAAAATAACGTGAACCATGGCCAAAACATCTTCCCACAAACCCAAATTGACCCAAAATGAACGCGATGAAATCATCAGATTGGCAACTGAGGAAAAAATGTCCTACACAGATATAGCCAAGAAGATGGGATGTTCCATCCCCAACATTTCCTACCTGATGAAGAAGCACAAAGAGAGGGAAGCCACCAAACAAAAGAAGGAAGATGCCAGGAATAAAGCCAATCCCACCAGGGGAGAATATCCCACGGACCCCATATCTTTTCGTATAGGGAAGTTATTGGAGATTGAAAGCGATATCCAGTTTGCACGGGATGAAAAGGTGATTCACACCTTGGGTTCCCTCCACAAGCTCCATCTTACTCTCCATGATGAGCTGAGAACATTCATTGAAGCTTCCAAAGATATTCATGGCGCTACTCCGGAGCAATTGAAGATTGAGATTGTGGACGCCATCCACGCCCTTCCACCCCTCTTGAAAAAACAGGTAATGGATGAACTTTTGGTGGATGGCTCGAATGTTGTGAGATTGAAAACACAATGATTGGATTGTTACAAGCCGCTACCAAGGCAAGAGCTTTGAAAGATTTGGTGGATGAATGTCCATTGGATTTTTTTCGCCCTTCCAAGCCACAAAGGGAGGTTTTGGAGTGTACCCATCCCATAACACTTTTCCGCGCGGCTAATCAGCTCGGGAAAACTTATGTGGGAGCTGCGGAATGCTTGTACATGATGAAGGGTTCAAGCCCTTACAAAGACTTATCCCACATCAAACCACCCATAACAGTGTGGGCTATTGTTCATTCATGGGAACAATCCAAGATTATCCAACACAAGATACATTCTCTTATTGGAAAGAATGAATATGCGGATGATTCTCCGGAGTTCCAAGAAGGGCGCGGGTATCGAGCCAAGAATCCATGGTTCAAGCTCAAAAATGGTTCCATGCTATTCTTCAAAACAGCGAACCAAGGAACCTTGGGAGCCGCTTCGGGTACCATTGACTTTTGCTGGGTTGATGAACCTTGCCCACAAGCCCTATTTGGGGAATTGGCGGCTCGACTTCTTCGGAATCGTGGAAGAATGCTTATGACCATGACCCCCATTGGTGGGGGAGATTTAACTTGGTTGAAGAAGCTCACAGAAACCAAACCCCCACGGGTGAGGGATATTCATGCTCCCCTATCTGTGGAGAACACAACCCCCATAGATTTGGATGGGAAGCCCTTGAATCCACTTCTCCATCAAGAAGATGTGGATAGGATAGCCGATACTTATCTTTCCATAGATAAGAACGCACGCCTTGAAGGGTCTTGGGATGTGGGTGTTCCCTTGGATGGAAGGATATTTGAACATTTTGGAGAGAATCACATATCAGATTCCCCTTGCCCAAAGGGAGAATATACCTTTTCGATTGGAATAGACCATGGCCACCATCCCAATTCACAGTGTGCGCTATTGGTGGCCATCTCCCAAGATGATAAGACCATCTATGTACTCGATGAATACTTTGCCGCGGGTGGAGAACAGGAAAGTGGAACCGCCCAACGCCATGCAAGGGCGATTGTGGCCATGATAAGAAGGAATGGATTGGAACCCTTACAGATAAATAGATGGACGGGGGACCGTCCCCATGGTGGGGGAAAACATGGTGGAAGAATGAGTAATTCACTTTTGCGTTCTGCTTTGGAACATGTTTTGGACTACCCACAAAATTCTTGCCCTTTTCGGATACACACAGCACACAAACCAAGATGGAGTGTGTATTATGGTTCCCAGCTCATCAATGAAGCCATGGTTCAAGGAAGATTCATTGTTCATCCCAAGTGCAAGCGGCTTATCCGTTCACTGAGTTCATGGACGTTGAAAAAAACAGGCGCTATGGATAGACTGAGTGAATGGAAACATGCAATTGACGCGCTAAGATATGCCGTGGTTCCCATTTTGGATACAAAATACGCTGCCCCCACCTTTTCCAAAATCCCAATTTTCAGAAAATAGGAAATTTTTATGCTTACATTACCATCAAAACCGATATTTCCAGATAAGGCTTCCAATGATAGGAGTGAAACCACAGCAAGAAGAAGAAGACTTCTTGAAGGAAATTGGGCGCCTGATTTAGAGGATTTCATCACGGATTCCGTGGCGCTCGATAGAAGGGCGATTTGGGGCGCTTTGGATACTTCATCCAATGTCTTCAAACAGGGGTGTGAAGCTTTGGCGGTACTTTATTCCAGAAAGCCAAGTGTTGGGATAAGAAAAGATGAATCTATGAAAGCATATCCTTTCATTGGTCCCAATGGGGCTTTGGATAAGAGCCATTACTTTGAAATGATGGCTAGCGTACAAATGAAGACTATTGGACTTCGCGAAATGCTTATGAGAATAGATATTTCAGATTCCAACCAATTGATGTTTAGACCTGTGACCCCTGATATGGTATTTGCAAGCGCCCCCGCGGGTGACCCCATGAAAGCCAATTATCTGTATGAACTACGATTGAGAAAAAACAATGAATCCCATGAAATGTTTTGGACTGCGGATATTTATGATTTGAGGGATGCCAGGAATCCAAAATATCTTGTGCGAGTTATTGAACCAGATGGGGTGATGGGTGAGGATATGACCCAAGAATTTTTGGGTGGGGATATGAGTGGGGATAACTACCCATATCGAGATTCAAAAGGGAATCCATTCCTTCCATGGGTGTTTTACCATGCTTCTATAGATGGTCAATTGTTTTCACCTTTTGAGCTGTCGGAAGTGGTGGCGGGTTCCATGGTGGCTTCCACGTATTATACGTACTTGAAACATCTTATGTTTGATGCAAGCTTCCCACAAAGATATGTGGCTTCCCTCCAATTGGCGGGTTTGAACACCATGGATTCCAACATGGCGACCACAAGAATGAGTGTTTCCACGGACCCTTCTTCCATCTTGTGTTTTACCGCAGACCCAGATTCTTCCACCCAACCTTTGATTGGTCAATTTCAGGCGGGAATGAGTGACCCCGCGACCATGTTGGGGGCTATCACCACGTATGAAAGACGATTGGCCACCCAGATGGGAATAGACCCTGCTAGTGTACAAAAGATTTCAAGTGACCCAAGAAGCGGATATTCTATCGCCATGAGCAAGGAATCCATGAGGGATGCCCAAGAAAGATATGAAGGTGTTTTCCGTGTAGCGGATTTGGAAGCCATAGAGAAAGCCGCTATGATATCCAACCGTATTTTGGGAACCAACTACCCTGAAAGTGGATATGTTATCTCTTATGAATCCATAGAACTGAGTGAGATGGAACAAAAAGCCCAAACTGAAAACATCATAGCCCTATTGGATAAGGGATTGTTATCCCCCGTGGAAGCGATGTTGAAGCTATATCCAGATTTGACCACGGAAGAACAAGCTATTGAAAAGTTACGTACCATAAGACAACAAAAAATTGAGTTCGCATAACCCCCAACAAAGGAAAAACCATGAAAACCATTACCCATGAAGGGCAAGAATATATCCTCAAAAGTGAAGTGGATGGAATCGTTAGAGAACGTCTTTCCAAAGTAACTGAAACCAAAAGAGCCGCGGAAAACCGTGTTCAAGAACTTGAATCCCAATTGGGGGAGATGTCTTCCAAGATTCAAGGCGTTGACGCTATGGCTTCCCAACTTGCCCAATTACAGGATGAACTTTCCCTATCGAACCAACGATATGAACGCCATCAAGCAATAGCTTCCCAAGGTATTACGGACCCAGAAGTTAGGGATTTGATTGAGTGGCAATACTCCAAAGCCATGGAAACCAAAGCCAAGAAGGATAAGGTTTCCTTGGGTGAATGGATGAATAGCATGAAAGAAAGTGGGGAGGTTCCCACAGTATTGAAACCCTACTTTGAACAGCCTTCACAAGCCCAAGAATCCACCCAAACACAACAATTGGAACATCCTTCCACCCAACAACAATTGCACGCTTTAAACGAGCGTGTACGACCATCCACAAACCAAGGTGTGACACCAACCCAAGACCATGCCACCAATGGGGATTTGTGGAAGAAGGCCAGCAATGATTTCGAGTTCTACCGCCAAAACCGTGACCAACTGAAAAAACATTACTACCAAACCAGAAATAACCGCTTCAAAACATGATTACCAATATCACAGCCTATTGGATAGATGGTGAATACTATCTTCATGAAGGAACTCCCAATGCCAACACCAAGAAAAAAATCACCAGACGTATCCAAGAAAATAAAGAAGCTATTGAGCGAGGGGAAGCCATTGAGCCAATCCATTGCCATAGCTTTGTCGATGGCTGGGAAGAAGCAAAAGAAACCCAAAACCAAAACAACATCCAAAAGGAGAAAATAAAATGGCCGCAATAGACCTTTCAAGCCTCAATTGGGAAAATGGTGGAGCTGTATATAAAGCCGCTAGTGTTTCCACAACCAATCAAGAATTCAAGCTTCCAAAATGGTGCAAGCTCATAACAATACAACCAAAGAGCCAAGCCATCTATTTCAGTTATGAAGGGACAGATGGAGCCGCCCCAAGTGCAAGCGCCTTTCCCCAAGTGGTGGATTCCATCATCCAATATAATCCACAACAAACAAGCCAACAAAGAAGTGTGTTTATAGCATCACAGGCGGGAACCGCTACTTTGTATCTTATATTCGAATAACCCCCCCCTATTAGGAAGGAACCATGGCCATCCCAATATATAATCCCACTAGTGGGACCACAGAAATTGTGACTGAGTTCACAAATCAATCTAGTGTATCAATTTCTCATTCATTTTCGTTCAAGCCACGTGTTCTAATTGTAGATTCAAGTGGGAATCAGATTATGGGTGATGTTATTTTTACCACTAATTCTGTGACAATTACATTTATCAGTTCCATATCTGGAACGGTTTATTTAAGCTAAAATATAAAAGACTCTCAACCCCCCATATATGGAGATATCCACCATGGAATTTTTTAATCCAAGTGTAGTGTTCAAAGGTGCAGTACGCGCCGATAATGCCCCTTCAAATGATAGTGACCTAACCAGAAAGCAAGATATCGCGGGACTTTCTTACATTTCCGCAATTGCCAGCGGTTCTTCTTCGATGCTTTCAGTATCCAATGGAGAGCTTTCCATCTCTTCTTTGGCTCTTACAGATGTACACGTCGACAACACCCAAACATCTTTGGCTAACTTTGTAGCCAATGAATCATCTACTGCCCAAGGTTTGGGAACAGGTGATGTTCTTATTCTTACAGCTCCAAGCGCTGGAACTGAAACCTACATTGTAAGTGGAGCAAATGGTGGAAGTGTTGGGAACTACACACAGATTGAAAGCCCAATCACAGCCGCTGAAATTGGAAGTGTAATTAGCGCGGGTGATGGTATTTCCATCAACTCTTCCACAGCACAGATTTCCGCTAACCTAGCCGCTGGAACGGGTCTTTCATCAAGTGTTTCCAATGGCCAAATTACCTTTGCGTTGAGCGCTAACAGTGACCAAATCAGTGAAGGAAGTTCCAATTTGTTCTTCACCAATGCACGTTCAAGAAGTGCCCTTAGTGTGGAAAGTGTTTCTCTTCCAGATGCCAACCTTCTCCAATACAATTCTTCCACAGGTGCTTTCAAGGTTCTCCTTAGCGATATATTGGGTGAGTTCACAGCTGGAACAGGATTATCTTACTCGAATGGTGAATACTCATTGAGTGCTACCACATCAAATATTTCCGAGGGTTCCAATCTGTATTTCACAGATGCACGCGCGCGCGCCGCGTTGAGTGCTGGAACAGGTATCGCATATAACTCTTCCACAGGCGTTATTTCCGCTAACCTTGTGGCTGGAACTGCTATTGATATCACAGGAAACACTATCTCTTTTGATGGTTCCACTTCAGATGTTGTGGAAGGTTCAAACCTTTACTACACAGATGCACGCGTTAAAAGTGCTGTGGGCGCGGATGCCGCCGCTGGAAACCTTCTTTCCTATAACTCAAGCACAGGAAAATTCTTGGTGGCTACATCCTCCGTTCAAGGTGTATTTTCCGCGGGAACTGCTATTTCAATCAGCGCGGGTGAAATTGCTTTCAGTGGTTCCACTTCCGATGTAAGTGAAGGCTCCAATCTTTACTACACAGATGCACGCGTTAAAAGTGCTGTGGGTGCAGATGCCGCTGCTGGAAACCTTCTTTCCTATAACTCAACCACAGGAAAGTTTTTGGTGGCTACATCTTCCGTTCAAGGTGCTTTCAGTGCTGGAACAGGTATTGCTATTAGCGCGGGTTCCATCTCTGTAAATGCTGATACTGACGATATTCCAGAAGGCCAAACCAATGAATACTTCACCCCAGCGCGCGCGCGTGGTGCGGTAGCTGTTTCCAATGCTTCAGATGAACTTCTTTCCTATAACTCTAGCAATGGTCAATTCTCCCTTGTTTTGAGTGATTTACGATATGAAGCCCAGGTAACACTTAGCGCAAACACCCCCTACACCATCACACACAACCTTGGGAAAAAATTGGTTCATGTATCCGCTATGGATGCAAATGGAAACCAAATCCAATTGAATGTTGTATATTCCTCCACAAGTGCTTTGACTGTGGAAAGCGTTAGCGGTGTAACCGTTGACGTGGCTGTTTCCCTGTAAGCCATCTATGGCGCCCTTGGGGGTGGGGTATCCTCTACTCCATCCCCTTTTTTATTATGGAAAACAAGATGATTGAAATTATTGTGGCGGGTGTTGTGGGTTTGATTGTTGGGGGAAGTGTAACCTTTGGGGTGATATCCTCCCAAAAAGAACCAGCTCCAATTGTGGTTCCCATTGACCCCGTGGCTAAAGAATTGGGAAAGCTTGATGTGGTATCACCAATTTGTTCTCCCTCTTTTATCGAGAAGAATGGGGATGAACTATGTAGGGAACTCATGTGCATGACCCAAACCAATAGCGCCACGGGAGAAGTAAGTGGAACGACTTGTGATAACATCACCAATCTGAGAAACAAAAAATCCATCATATCCTTTTGTGGTTCCCAACACAGTGAAAAGGAAGATATTGCCAAGTGTATAGATTTGTTTCAAAGGAGAGGAATATAGTTATTCACAAGTTATCCACAGGCTATGAATAACTTTTTCCACAAGTTATCCACAGGCAAAAACACGATAAAACACACACAGAATGAAGATTCAAAAAAGTTATTCACAGGTTTTCCACAGGCTGTGAAAAAAGTTATACACAGGTTATTCACAGGTTATGAAAAACCTTGTATAATACAAAAGAGTGGTGAGGGTCGTAACCGTAACAACGTAGAACCACGAAACCCCAACCTCTTAAAATATAGGAAAATAAAATGGCTACTATTACTTATAGTGTATTGAATGGTGATGGTCTTAGACTTGATGCCATGATTGAAAATGAAGTTCGCGCTCTTCTCCATGATGGCGCTTCAATCCGTAATTCTGGCGCTCTTCTCTTTGCGGGAGATATTGCGGGAATGGGTTCAGATTCTCTTACTTTGCGTTATGCGGGTTTGGATGGATATGAAGCTATGAACACCGTTGGAGATGGTGCGGAAATCACATCTTCCAACCTTTCAACCGCTACCGCAGATATCACAGTGGGAAGAATTGGACTGCGTTATGACCTTACAGATTTGGCAGCTCTCACCAAGCTTGGAAACGATATTGATGTTTTCCGTCTTGCTGAATCCATGGCGGGCGCTTTTGAATCTCGTTTCATGGAAATGGTATGCGCTACCTTCACAGGTTTTTCCGCTAGTGCGGGTTCCACAGGTGTGGATATGTCTGTGGATGATTTCATGGATGCTCTTTATCTTCTTGAAATCGCGGATAATCCTTCTCAATTGTTCGCAGTTCTTCACCCACGTCAGATTGCTGATTTACAAGCTTCTATTCGTAATGAAACCGCTAACGCTATTGCTTTCAATCCAGCACACCATGACCTTTTGAAATCACTTGGCCAAGGTTATGTAGGTGATTTCATGGGCGTTCAAATCCACAAGTCTTCTTTCTGTCCATTGAATGGAGCAGATAGAGAAGGTGCAATGTTCTCCGCGGGTGCTATTGCTTATGCCCTTGGAACTCCCGTTCCTTTGGCAGCTCCAAACGGTGAAATCCGCCCCGCTGGAACTCCCGTGATGGTAGAAATTGAACGTGATTCCGCTTATTCCCTCACTAAGGTAGTGGGTACAGCATACACAGGAGCGGCTATTGTTGAACAAGCTCGTGGTGTTCTTATTGCTACCGACGCGTAATTATATATGGGTGGTTTGGGGGCTGTTTTCATGGTTCCCAGCCCCCTAACCTTTAGGGGGAGCAATCCCCCACCATTTTAACCATGAACCATGAACCTAGGAAATAACCATGACTAACCAACCTTGGACGGGTGGAGATGTAACAAGAAACAACGCCCTTCCCCTAAAACCAAACCAACCATTTTGGTTTATGCACCATCCAAACACATGTTGGGAATTTACCCACCATCGAGATAGATGGCTCTTCCTTCCCTCATTCCGTAGATTATTTGAATTGGCGGGTGTGAATGGTGTGAGAATGATTCCACGTGGGGGAACAGATTCCCAGATGGCACGTGTACGAATGATGGATGATGGATTTGAAGTTCTGGAATGGGAGCTTGGATATCAAACACGACACGCCACAAAAAACGGTGGATGGTATTACTCCAATATATGGGAAACCCCCAAAGTGGTTTCCAATCGTGTTGTGTGGAAACAAGATAAGGAAAGTTATAATGATTGGCGTGAAGAACTCATGAATGAGGGTGTGATAACTCCCCCAGATATGGATATTCTTGGGTTCTTCGTCGATATGCAAGAAAAAAGAGTGCAACGCAACGAAGGGAAGAACATGACCCCACGAATCCAAGCACAATATGAAGCAGATGTTCTCAAACTAGAATTGATGAAGAAATACATTGAATTGGGTGGCCCTGTGAATAGTGAAGGAAAGGAACCCAAAGCCAAGAAGGTGAAAAGAGATGTCTAGAGAAGCTTACGAACGTATGACCAAAAGAATAATTGAGCATACAAGAAAAAATGGTGGTAATATAAGTGAAGACAAAGCCCGCAAGATTGCGGGTGAAGTCGCCAATCGCCATGACCAAAAAAATGGGAAATAACTCAACAAAATAAGGAGATTTCGAAATGGCCCAATATAACGCTAAACAACAATTCACCATCCCAAGACAAATTGTATTGAAGAATGGTGTGAACGTGGAAACCCTAGCAGGTGATAAGACCTTGGATAAGTCTTCTTCCATGATTCAGATTCTTGACCCCGATGGAGCTGAAAGAATTATCAATCTTCCCCCCGCAAAAGATGGAATGATATTCTGGATAACAAATACCGCCGCGGGTGCTTTTGACCTTACAGTAACCAAACCAGATACTTCCACAATAGCTGTTTCCCAAGGTGAAGGAATGATGATTGTGGCTGATTCTGTCAATTGGTATCAAGTATTCAAAGCATAATCCCCCATAGGATATCAAGATGGCTGTATTGGATACATATTATGCCCCACGGATAAGGGTTCCCCAAATGATTCAACGCGGGAAAACCCAAACCGTGGAGCTTATCATCTATCGAAATGGTGGCGAGGTAACCCCCACCGCCGCCACCTATCAGCTATTGGATGAAGATGGAAGTGAAATCATTTCCACCACCACAGCCACGATTGTGGGAAATGCTATCCAATACACCATCTCTTCTTCCCAAGTTCCAACTTCCAAAACCCTGAGTGATGGATGGTTTGAGCTTTGGGAAGTGGAAATTGGTGGTGTTGATTACACTTTCCAAAGACCCGCGTATCTATGCAGAAGACCATTATATCCATGTATCTCAGATATTGATTTGGAATCCAGTTATAGCGATTTGGAGAACCTTCTTCCAGATTCTTACACAGATGGATGGCAACGATACATTGATGAAGCTTGGGTGAGGATAATAGAACGCCTTCGACAACTTGGAAACCTTCCCTATTTGATAACGGAACCCCAAGCGCTACGCTCTTCCCACCTTGAACTTGCTTTGGCTCTTATATGGAGAAATATGCACAGTTCACTTGGTCAATCCAATGGGAGATATCTGGATTTGTATCGTGAACACATCAAGTCTTATGAATACCAGTTCAAACAGATATCTTTTCGTTATGATATGGATGAAGATGGAAGAGCTGATGATGTGGAGAAGAGAAAGGCGGGTATGCCCATGATATCCACCACCAACCCACCATCAAGATTTAACCGTCTTCGATATAGGAAGTATTGATGGCCACGGTTCAACTATCATCTATAAGACAAAGGGTGTCCACGGCTTTGGAATCCATAGCGGGGGTGGGATTGAAAGAATCCCCACTTCCTTTTGAAGCTTTTGGGAGAACTCCCAATTCCATAGCGCACAAATCCTTCTCTGTGGGAATTGGTGGTTCCAATGCCCAAGATGATAGACAAAGACCCGTGGAAGGGGCTATGCTCCAAACTGACTTGGATATTACTTTTGCGTATCGTATAAGACCATTGGACCAACTCACAGATGTGGATAACCAATTGAATCTGGAAAACACAATCATCAAAACACTATTGGATAGAACGGATTCTTCCCTATATCCCAACATTCACATTAAATTTATTTCATCAAATCGACTTCTCACAGATAGTGGGGAATATGTTCTTTCCTCCCTATCTTTTGAAGTTCTTCATTTCATCCCACTACAATAAGGAGAAACCCCCATGGCTGAAAGTACAGTGGTAGCAGTTCCCAGAGATGGAACAATAACAATAACCAACGGAGATGCTACATCTTATGTGGTTTCCTATGAAAATGGCGATATGTCCATGAATCTGGATAAAGCTGAAAGAATTGTAATCTATGACAGAGCTTCTATTGTTGGATTGCGCGCGGGAAATGACCCAGTTCCAAGCATCTCTTTCAGTGTTCATCTTCGTGAGTTCACTAACGCTTCAAGTGATACCCTTTTGGATTTCGTATACAAAACAGGTAACTCTTCAGCGGCTACATCCACAGGTGGAACAGGCTTTGAACAATTCTTGGTAACTGTGGAGTTCCAAGCAAACATGAGTGGGTTGAGTGGTTCCAATACCAAGGTAACTTTTGAAAAGGTTCTTCTCACCGCCGCAGTAAGTGAAGGAAATCCCGATACTATCGCCATGAGTGGGGAAGTATATGGAACCATCACAAGAGCCGCAGTATAATCCAAAGGAATGAACCATGAACAAATCCATTGGAAAACTAGAGTGCGTTTTTGGAATGCCAAAATCCATGTCCACAGTGTGGGATGTGTTTTACATGATATCCACAAACCCCAACCGCGCCCAATTGGGAAGGCTGTTTGCGGGTTTGATGGGAATCATGATACAAAATCAACCCACATGCCCAAAATACAGTCTTTCAGATTGTGATTTGATGGCTTATGGTGGGAAGGTACAAGAATGGCTTTCATCTCATAAGGTGAATCCCATAGACGTGCTTCAAGTGGGAACAGAACTCTTCAAAATGATGAGTGAACACATATCCACAGATGATGAGGTGGAAGCCGCGGAAAATTTTTCTTCAAGCCCGCGGGGGGAATTGTAAGAACAGGATTATTGATTTCCAGATATTGGAATCAAGAACCCACATGGTTCTTCTCCCTCCCAAGGGCGCTTCAAGCGGAACTTATAGCAGATTATAGGCTTTCCAACACGAAGCAAGAAGATATCAAGAAGAAAAAGAAGAAGTTCCAACTCTCCAATCTAAAACAACAACATGAACGATTTTTGAGAAGGGGAACCGAAGATGGCTAGAAAACTACGATATGGAAAGGGAAAGGGTTCCATTGAGATAACGGGACCCCAAAAAGAGTTATTTGAACAAGCTCTTCAAGAAGTAGCGGGTGAAACCATCAAAGTATTAGAACGTGAATTAGATGAAAGGGTGGAACATGCCAAGGAAAATTGGAATGTGAGATATGGGAAACCTGTGGTAAGTAAAAAAACAGGAAAAACCACCATCAAGAAGGAAGAATCCAAAGATTCCATAGATAAGTTTTATACAGGAATAAGAATCCTTAGTGGTGGGAAAGAGATTGAAGGTTTTTTTGGGAATGATGCGCCCTATGCCTATATGATTATAGCCGCGGATTATTCCCAAAGAAAGAATGGTTCTCCCTCCACAGTACCCGCGGGAGAAAACGTAGCGGAAAAAACAATGTGGGAACCTTCCAGAAAGAAAGTGAATAAGCTTATCAAAAAATTGGCTGATGCGTATATAATAGACCAAAAGAAGAAGGTGTGAAATGGCGGATATCAATAAAACCATCCAAATAAGCTATAGGGCTGAGGTTCAGAATCTTATTAGTGGGCTTCAAAAGGTGGGTCAGGTATCTGACAAAGAAGCCAAGAAGATTGTTAATGATTTGGATAAAGCATACACCAAAGCCGCCAAGGCGGCGGAAAAAGCAGCAAGAGAGCAAGAAGCCGCTTTGAAAAGAGTGAGTAAAGAAGCCAAAGACACAGGAAAAGAAATTGAACTTTCCTTTTCATCCATCTCCCTAGCCGCCGTGGGGGCGGGTTATGCCGTCCTATCGTTTGCCCAACATATTGCGGATATGAGTAACCAATTGGTGGATGCATCCACCAAAACAGGTGTGGGAGTGGATACCCTCAACGGGTTGAGATTAGCCGCGGAGGGGGCGGGATTATCCTTTGAAGAGATGGAAGGGGGATTGGTCAAGCTTCCAGAACTTATGTTGGAAGCCGCGGAAGGTGGAAGCACAGCCAAAAAGGCGTTTGATGCTGTGGGAGTTCAGATAACAGAAACAGTGGATGGATTCCAGCAATTAAGAAGTTCAGATGCAGTACTAAAGGAAATCTTCAATAATCTCTCCCAGATTGAAAGCGCGGAAGAAAAAGTGGCAAGAGCCGCGGATATTTTTGGGAAAACAGTGGGACCTAAATTCATCCAAAGTGGCGCTATTGATAATCTGGAAGCATTTGTGAATCTTGCCAATGAATTTGGTGTCAACGCGGGTCCACAGATGCAAAAGACCATGGCAGATTTCCAAAGGATAAGCGCCACGGCCACCCAAGTTATCACGGGTGAGTTCATGAGGTTATTGGATGTAGCCGCGGGTGGTGAAGCTGGAAGTGGTGGTGGTTTGAATGATATCATCTTGGGGGCGACACAGGCGTTTATCGTATTTGGGGAGATTGCGGGGAATACCCTCAAAGCCCTACAACAATCCTTTGGGTTTGTATTGGCTTCCCTCAATTATGGGGTGGTATCCATCACAGGAACCACAGATGAAGCAGAACGCGCGCTTATTGTGGTCAATGAACTTATGGATGAGATGGCCACCCATGGGGATAAAGTCTTTTCACCTTTTGAGGTAGCCGCGGAAAAACTTGAAAACTTCAATGCTTTGATGAAGGCCACCATGAGCGCCCCAACCCCCACAGGTGGAACACGTGGTGGTGGTGGTGGTGGTGGAGTGGGAGCCACAACATCTACAACCAAGGGAGTGGATGAACTAGCAGAATCCACAAAGCTATTGAACCAAATAGACAAAGATGTCTTGGATACAATGACCAAGATAAGAGATGAACGGGTTTCCCAACTACAAGGTGAAGAAAAGATAATTGCCCTTCGAGATATCGAGCTTCAAAAGATACATGAAGAAAGTACAGCAGTTCAAAACACAATTGATGCACAGATTGACAAATTGAAGGCCATGGAACAAACCGAAGAGGTTGTTCAAGCCATAGAAGATTTGGAATTGGCCAAGGCTGAAAGATTGGAACAATTGGACCAACAAAGAAGAACCACTATCCAAGAAGCTTTTGAAGAACAGCAAAATCTTATTCTGGAAACATCTCTTTTGGAAATGGAAGAAAGTACCAAGGTAACTGAAAAGATAATTGAGGATGATAACAAGAAAAAGAAAAGTGCCAAAGAAGTCTTTGATGAATACCAAAAGGGCTTTGGGATGGTGGTAGAGGGTTTGAATATAGCCGCCGATTTGATAGACCAAAACAGCATAAAAAACAAAAAGAATGCAGAACTTGTTTTTAACATAAGAAAAGCCGCGGCCATTACTGATATTGCAATTCAAACCGCTAAAAATATTGTGGAGGTGGCTGCCTTGGGACCTTTCGCCATGGCAGGAATGGCGGCTTTGGGTGTTGCCCAAACCGCTTTGGTAGCTAGTCAACAACCCAAATTTCACATGGGTGGGATGATTGGGGATTCTTCTCCCCTTGCCCCAGATGAAACCATGGTGAGAGCCAAAAAAGGGGAAGCTATTCTTTCCACAAGTGCTGTCTCCAGATTAGGGGAAAGTGGGATTCAAGCGCTTGAAAGTGGAAGAGGAATCCAACCCCAAATCATTGTTATGAATCCCTTCAAACATTATGATAGATTTATTCAAGGGCGTGATGCCTTGGGGATGGGAACCAACATTGGAACAGGTAGAAAAGGATATTAGTTATGGGAAGCGATAAAACACCAAATTATCTAAGGGGGTTCATTCTTCCCTTGGATATCTCCATAGCCAACTTTTGGCAGAGTGAAACCAACATATCACAACAGAATCCAAGGGCGGGTGACCCCATCCCCCAACAATCTTCCAAAATGAGATTGTTGGCAAGTGGAAACCAAAGTGATGGTGGAGATATTACCGTGGTAACCCGTAAAGGGGGAAGCGCGGGATATGGTTCAAGATTCACGTTCAAAGAAAATAACATTTCCACCAGTGTGGAATATGGGCGTGATGCGTATAATGCGATTAGTGGTTTTGAGATAGATATCTTGGGGTCTTCCACGAACAATTATCGACTTCCCACGGCTTTGGTGACTACCCAGGAATCTCTTTTGGTGTCGTACCAATGGGATACAGCGGTGGGAAGTACGCTACACGTGAAACGATATGATAAGGATGGAAATGAAGCCACCACCACAGTGTTTTCCAAGCTCTCCACAGTAACCACCACCCAAAGATTTCATTCCACCATGGCACAACTTGAGGATGGTTCCATCATTTTGGCGTTCATCTTGGAGGATGATGGGGAAGCCAATATTCGAGTATTGCGAAGCGTCGATGATGGTGTTTCTTTTGATATTGCTTCACGTGAATCCCTAGCGGCCACCATCCCAGTAGGAACCACCACAGGCGCGGGGGTGAATACCTACAACATCATACGAATGAGAATGGCGGCTATTACGGGTTCCATAGTGCTTTTGGTGGAAACGGAAATCAATAACACAATAGTGACCAAGAGAAACCAGCTCTTCCAATTTGTGTCAATAGATGGGGGTTCCAACTTCACACGAATATCCACAGATGATAATCTGGAAAGTAACTCTTTCAGAAAGGTGAATCTTGCTACCAGATTGGGGAGATATGTTGTTTCCTACGTGGCCACCACGGGAGGGTTACAATATATGGAACTTCCCAATCCGTTTTCCAATATTCATCTTTTGCGTGAATCAAGTGCATATGTGAATCTTTTGAGTGTTCCCAATGCCGCGGGTGGTACAAATGATTATTTAACGGGTGGTGATACAGCCATGTTGGTGGATAGTGATGGAACCATCTATGTTTATGCGTATAGTGGAGCCACAAATTACTTCATTGTTTCCCAAGTTTCCCAAGATGGTCTTTCCTTCAAGTATACCAATGGGAATTACACCATTGCACAGGGAACAACCCTTGAATGTGATGACAGTTTCACCAGATTGAGAGATATGTTTGGAGTGGTTTGGAAATCCACGGGTTTGATTGTTTCCAATGCGGATTCCTCTTCCACATTGGATAATTCTGTTATTCTCACATTTTTGGGTGGATACAGTACACTAAACCTTCCACAAACCGCCTATGAAGCCCCACAAGCGGATTGGAGCCGCGCGGGATACATTAGGAACTATCTACCACTAGATGAACCCACTTCCATCACGGGTTTGAGTGTTTTGGGAACGGGTAATGATATATTAACAGGGGGAAATCTGAGAATTACAAGCTCGGTGGGATTTCCATCTTTCAGATATTATTCATGGAATGCTCTTCCCACTAGCGCCACAGCCACAGATTACACAGAACAGGGAATCATTATACGTTCTTCTTGTATTGCCACCACAGGGGGAGATAGTGCCAATAATAGACGTGGTTTTACTCTTCAAATGGACAATGGAACGAATAGATACAAGATTGAGGTGGATATAACCACCACACAGATTGTTTTGAAAGATATCACCGGAGGTTCCACCATTGCGACCATAAACCACGATAACACCCAAGGGGTGGATATCTTGTGTGCCTTGGGGGATGGAAATAAGGCTAGTGCGTGGTATCGAACGTATACCCTTGGGGGATTGAGAACATGGGATGAGATAGCCATCAACCAAACTGTGGGAAGCGCCGCTTCCACGGGAGCTGGACATGAAATTATATTTGGCCATCTTGCTTGGGCTAGTGGAACCCTACAAACTGAGTGGAGGGAGTTCCATGTTTCAACCCTCACAGCCACGGGGATGGGATTGGCTAGTGGATTCACTAATCCTGATGATTTGGCTACACGCGCTTATCCTCCCCTGGGTCAGTATGCTTACATTTATGATGGGGTTTCCATCTCGTCCACAGATGGCCCCACGTATGAAGGAGAAGAGTTCCAAATCCTTCCAGAATATGATTATCCGATAGACAACATCCTATATTCACAAGCCCCTTCCCCAAGAATCCAATGGAGAAGTGAAAAAACATTGGTGGGGAATATCCCTTCACAATCTATTTCCTTCTCATTCAATGAAGATTCTTCTCTTTCCTATGTCGAGAACATGCCCAATGATTTGATGGGATTTCACTTCAATGGCGTGAATTGGAGAAGTGGAGATATCTATTATTATTTTGGTGGTTCTTGGCAGCTTCTTACATCCATAGATAACCAAATCCAATGTTCCTGTGTTGCCAGTGGGAGAACAGTACGAGGAACCACGGGTGGAGATGAACCATATTTCACTTTGAATGAATTGGTGGGATGGACTGCATTTTTCAATATGGGAATCTTGGGAACGGGATACAGAAAGGTTTTATCCAATACCGAAGGAAAATTTGGAGGAACTTCCACGACCACGAAACAAAGCACGGTGGTATTTGATACAGCTCCACCACAGGGAAGTGGAACCATCTATTTCATCCCCCCTGTGTTTTCCATGGTGGTTTCCATGAATGGCAAGAAGGCCAAGGGATTCAAAATTGTAACCGATGCTCAACAAACCTATGATAATGATATTCGAATTGGAGAACTTATCATGGGTCCTGTTATCATTCCTGGTAGGCAATATGGAAGAGGAAGAACCATCCAAATCCAAAGTGGAACCGTAACGATTGAAACCCAAGATGGTGTGAGATATAGCCGCGAAATATCCCCACCCACAAGAGTGTTCAATCTTGCGTGGACAGATGGAATAGATATTTCCCAATTACAAGGTGACTCCCCAGATATTGATTATTGGATGAGTTCAAACCAAAGTGGAGCGGAACCCATAGCCGTTAACAATGAAGCCCCAGATTTGATGATTGGATTCTTGCGATACATCCAAGGCGCTGTGAAGCACTTTGTGTATCTCCCCAATGTTACCAAATCCACTTCATTGGCACAAGATAAGAGGTATTTGAACAGGGAAAAGGAACAGGCTTTGGTAACACTGGAAGGAGATGTTCAAATAGAACATGTTGTGGGTGATGAACTCCAAGTGGAAAGTGGGGAAGTGTTTCGAATTGCCACCATCACTTTGAAAGAGGTGAAATAATGTCCTATTTTGGTACCCGTGTAAATTGGGAAGAGATTGATATAATATGGACTATGGAAATATCTTATTTGGGTGAGGTTTTCCGCTTCTCCACTATCACTATGGATTTGGTGGATGGGGATGGGAAGAACTATCCCTATCTCAGTGGATTGGAAGATGTGGTGGTCAATTCCACGCTTCAAAAGGTGGGAGATATAAGCGCCCAAGCGGATAGTGTTTCCATGGCCATCACATTCCAGAATCTGAATATAGCCATAAAACAGATGGAAGGGAAATTCTTGGAAGGTTCCACGGCTTCCATTGGCTATGCCCTTATCAAGAATGGGGAGATACAAACCCAATATGATGATAGACCAATTATCTTCAAAGGAATCATCACAAGCCCCAATTATGGCCATCCAAATAGGCCAGTGGGATATGTGGAGTTCTCAATCGAAAACAAAGCCCTTATATCATCACAGGGGCTTCTAAGTACCATCATGGGACCCAACATGTATGTGGAAAGTGTATCTTGTTCTAATGCTTTGTATGTTTCCCCAGAATGGCCACAAGACAGAGGTTTAACGGAGGTTCAAGATATCCATAGGGGGAAAGTGATTCCATGGGTATTTGGGAAGCTCCACGGGGTACAACAATCCAATGGTAATGTGTTGGAAATCCCCATTACCCCCGCTTATGTTATCGCCTATGACCCCAGCATAGCCCAAAAACCTGTTTATTATTTAGCTTGTGGCCATGTTACCAATGCCAACACAATACAAGCGTATTCCAACACAGGGGAAGTGGATGGGGCTACCATCTCCACCTTTGTCAATATCGACAACCGAACACTAACATATTTTCATCTTGATACTAGTTCCCCTATACCCCAAGATGTGGGGGCGAATAGTGATAGACAAGTGTGGATTGAATGGGATGATGGTGGAGCTTATCCCAATCCCGTGGGTGAGGGAGATTTGGAAGGTGGTGGGGATATCTGTTTGTGGCTGTTATCCGAGCTCACCACGGATGTGGATTATGAAGCGTGGAACGCCCTAAGACCATTACTGAATCAATACAAGTTCGCGGGTTATGTCAATGATGATAAAATAACCGTGTTCCAATGGCTTCAAAAGAATATTGTGGCTTATCTCCCCATCTCAATTGTGAATGGTCCCAATGGTTTGAAACCTGTATTGGATTTGTTCCAAACTGTGGGAGATGTAAGACCACGATTGACCATAATAGCTGGAACTGAGTTCCAAAGAGCGGGGGCGGTGGTTTCCATCAATACCCCAGAGGATGTTTCCAACCATATTACGGTTCGATATGCCATGAATGGGGTGGTGGATGATTATTCCACTTTTGTACAGGTATCCAATGAAATCCCCGCGGCTTCCACGTTGGCTTCCATCTCTTATATTGCCCATCCAAAAAGTATGATATCCATCCAGAGATATGGAAGGAAAGAGAAAGTGGTATCACTTGATTTTTGCTATGATAATGGAACAGCGCAAAGGATAGCCCAAGATATCTTGGAACGTGAAGCTCTTCCCATCAAGAGTGTTCAATATAGTGTATCGTTACGTTATGGATACCTTGTTTTGGGTGATATAATCCAAATCACAGATGAAGAGATTGGTTTGGATGGCCATCATGGGCAAATTATTTCCAAAGTATTTGATGAAGGAAGATGGCTAATGGATATAAAAATAGACTACAACCCACTAAGGTATAACCGCAATGTGTAAGCCCAAAATATTAGACAAGATTCAAGAAGAATATGGTTTCAAGGTGTTCCAAGATGGTCCCTATGATTTGAACATTATTGGAGTTCGTAATCTGGAAAACCATTCCAACCAATATGATGATAAGCTTCACGTGTGCTATCTTGGGGAAGATGGGGAATGGAAGGAACATATCTTTCAAGTATCCACCGACGCGGGGCGCTATTGGCTTACAAAACAAGATTATAAGGATTGTGCAGTGTATAAACACCCACAACAAGCCCGCGGCGCTTATAAGGTGGGGTTACATAGGGGAAAATATGAAGCCCTTATCCAGTGCCAACCCGTTGAATTTTGGAGGGATGGAAACAAAGATGATAGAGCTGATTATGGTGGGGAAGTATACAAATCCATCATAGGTTTGAACATTCATAGAAGTTCCATCTATGATTCCACGGAGGTGGATAGATATAGCGCTGGATGTATAGTGTTTTCCAAGATGGCAGAATGGAACCAATTCATGAACCTTGTACATAAACAAAAAGATGTGAGGGGATACCACACCTTCACATTCACACTAATTGGAGAATAAGATGGACCCCACCACCTATCATGATTTATGGGTAAATTTAGCCACTAATAGCCCATTTTTGGCTTGGATGATTTATTCCTATATTCAGACCAACAAAGAGCTTGAAAAAACCCGTGAACAATCTAGAGCAGATAACGAGCGATTACGACAAGAAGCCAAATGTGAAGAACTTGAAATGAGGGATAGATTTGAGAAAATGATTAGTGATTTAACTAGCGATAAAAAACAAATGGTGGATGGATTCTCTTCTCGAATAGATTCATTGGAAAAAGGGCAGAAAAAACTTTTTGCTATCCTGGAACCCATGAAAGAACAAATCTTGGAACTAAAAGTGAAAGATAAATTGAAGGAAAACGGAATCTAGATTTCACTAAAGCAGTGTTCCAGATGCTTACACTTCTTCTTGAACTTATAGCCCAAACAATCACAGCTCCCCCAGATATGTCCATTGGGATTTTTGCGAACAAAAACACGGTATCCATTCACCATGAAGAAGAAATAGTGATATTCTCCCTTCTTCATGGTGTGGATTTCCTTATTGATAAGGCTAGAAAGAGATATCATCATCTTCACAATCATCTTTTGGAAGTGTGAACTCAAAAGATTGAAGATAGTGGGTTCCATGCTCCACGCGGTAATCATGAACCAACGTCATCCCAAAGAGCATCCCACGAAGCTCTTCAAAATTGTGTTCCAAGTACAAAATATCTTCATGGGTTTCCAGATGAGCGCGATTCAAAACAACCCTAGTGATTTGGATGGTTTCATCTCCATCTTTCCACAGATTCATGGGGGTGAGATATACAATGTTTTGGATGTTTATGGCCACGGGTTCCACAACCCTTTTGGAGTTCGTTTTGGAATAGATGGAAAAGTCTTTGATGTGGTTACAAATAAGAATCATGGTTCATTCTCCTAAAATAGTTGTAGTTGTTGTTGGTGTAATTTCAGTCTTTTGGAAGCGGCTTCAAAGTATTCTTCATCAATTTCATACCCATGGAACTCAAATCCCATATCATGGGCGGCTATTGCGGAAGAACCACTTCCAAGATGTGTATCCAGAATCTTCCATCCCTTTTGTGCATATTTATCCAATAGCCAAGTATATAAGGCCACAGGCATTTCACAGGGATGAATCCCAAGCCTTCCATCATGAACATAATTTGTCCATGTTTGTTCATACAATTCTATTTTTTTATGAAATGTACATGAAGCGATAACTGCTTTAGAAAAATTAGGCATACATTGATTTTTTAACCAAATAATAGCGCCATGTTTTTCTTCAAAACAATTATAATAATTCGCTCCAAAAATAATTCTATGTTTAGAAATTCTTTTTAATTCATCAAAATATTTTTGTGAGGGGGTATTATTATTCCAAAATATTTTATTTCCTCTTTTATTCCCACTATTTTGAACAAAATTACCAATACCAAAAGGTGGGTCCACAATAGCCAAATCGAACTCATTATCTTTCATGGATGCCATGGCTTCCATGCAATCTTGGTTATATAGGTGTATCATGGTTCCGATTCTCCTAAAATAGTTGTAGTTGTTGTTGGTGTAGTTTCAATCTTTTGGAAGCAGCTTCAAAGTATTCTGTATCCAGTTCATACCCATGGAACTCAAATCCCATATCATGGGCAGCTATGGCAGATGAACCACTTCCAAGATGTGTATCCAGAATCTTCCATCCTTTTTGTGCGTACTTATCGAGAAGCCAAGTGTACAAAGCCACAGGTTTTTGGGTAGGGTGGATTCTGTGTTCTTTGTTCTTCATATCCTC